GCCGTTTGTTGTAGAGCCTGATTTTGAGGCTCGTATGCCACGCATTCGTGTAGAAAACCCTTTGGGTGCTTACCCAGAATATGACCGCTACGGACGATGTGTTTCATATAGCAAGCGTTACCTTAAGTCAATGGGAGAACTACTTGTAGAGTTCCCAGAGTACGAACGTCAAATCCTAGGTGGCGAAGACCGCCGCAACTTTGACCTTGGCACTTTACTTGACTTGATTCGTTATGAAGATAACGACCAGGTAATCCTGTTCCTTCCTCAGCGAGGTAACTTACCACTACGCAAGGCACGCAACCCACTAGGTAAATTAAGTGTCCGCATTGCCAAGCGTCCAGGTATTGATACTGAAGACCCACGTGGTCAGTTTGACGATGTAATCTGGGCACAGATTGCTCGTGCACGCTTTAGCCTTCTAGCCATGGATGCTGCTGAGAAATCAGTTAATGCGCCAATGGTTGTACCACAGGATATGCAAGAGTTTGCATTCGGTCCTGATGCAGTTATGCGTACTGCCAACCCACAGGGTGTACGCCGTGTTGGTCTAGAGATTCCACCTGGTGCTTTCCAAGAGCAACAGATTCTTGAACAAGAAATGCGTATGGGTGCTCGTTACCCAGAAGGTCGCTCAGGTAGCGTCAACGCATCCGTAATTACGGGTTCTGGTGTTCAGGCACTTCTTGGTGGCTTTGATTCCCAAATCAAGGCTGGTCAGCAAATCCTTGCAGAAACATTGCAGGATGTCATGGCACTAGCCATGGAGATGGACGAGAAGTTATTCCCTGGCGAGAAGTCAACACAGATGACTTACAACGGTGCTCCGTACATCTTGAAGTACAGCCCAGAAAAGGACATCAAGAAAGACTACAGCGTAAACGTACGCTACGGTTTGATGTCAGGTCTTGACCCATCTCGTGCTCTTATCTTCAGCCTACAGGCTTTACAGGCAGACCTAATCTCACAAGAGTTCGTCATGCAGGAATTACCTTGGAACGTAAATGTATCCAAGGAGATTGAACGCATTGACATTGAAAAAATGCGTAGTGCATTAATGGGGGCACTAAGCGCAACATCGCAAGCAATCCCACAGATGGCTGCTCAGGGTCAAGACCCTTCAGACATTGTTATGAAAATTGCTCAGACGATTGAAAACCGCCGTGGTGGTAAGAGTGTAGAAGACTCAGTGATGGAGGCTTTCAAAGCCCCAGAACCTGAGCCAACACCTGAGCAACCACCAGCACCAGCGATTCCAGGAATCCCAGGCGCATTAACCCCATCACAGTCTGCTCCAGGTGTGGAGGCTCCAGTTGAAGCACAGGCATCCGCAACTATGGGTGGTGCTCCTGTAGAAGCCCAGCCTGGAGCAACCCCTCCTCCAGCGAACATTCAGGAAATCTTAGCCAGACTAGGTGGATAATGACAACAATCATTGCCATCAAGAAGCGCAAAGGATTTATCTTTGCCGCTGATGCACAAGTAACTGATACCGAACGACCATACATGCATAACAGCATGAAGAAGGTTGTTGAAGTTGGTGACTATGTTATGGCTGGTGCAGGTAACTCACGATGCTGTGACGTTATCTTGTACGGCTGGGAACCACCGTACTATGACGGAAGCGAACACTACACCTTCATGGTGTCAAAGTTTATTCCAGAGATGCGTAAGCAGCACGAAGATGCTGGCATCACACTAAAAGAAGATGAAGACTTTGTTTTCCTAGTTGGCTTCAACGGGAGAATATTTCATATTGCTGGTAACTATGCGGTACTAGAAACCAATACTGGTTTGTACGGCATAGGAACTGGTGCGGCATATGCACTCGGTGCTCTTGCTCAAGGTGCAACCATTGCAGAAGCAATGAACATCGCTAAGAAATTTGATATTAATACTGGTGGAAAAATCCAGATAGTTGAAAGAGGATAATCATGGCAAGAGGTGGATATCGTAAGCCAGCCAATCCTGCTCCAGTATCGGGTCCAGGTAAACTTTCTCGCCGCACTGACGGCGGACCAACGCAAGGCATGAAAGATATGGCAGCAAACGGAGTATACGGTGAACGTAAGGCTCTAGCCGAAATGCAAAGTTCAGCACCTATGCAAGGAAACTCAACTCCTTCTATGCCATCACCGCAAGTTTCTGCTGCCGCTCCTGCAGCACCACAGCCTATGGCTGGGTTGTTTGACCCAACTCAACGACCAGAAGAACCAATTACTGCAGGTATGCCTTTTGGTGCAGGTAGCAACTACCCAACTGCAATGCCAGTTCAAATTGATGACACTGCAGCACAAATTCGTGCAGCCTACGCTTTATACCCTAATGAATCTCTTCGTGTACTTCTTAATGCCCTAGAGAACGAAGGTCGCTAGTGGCTAAAAAGAAGGGTCTTTACCAGCCAAAGGGAACTTTGTTCACCTACGAGGACTGGAAGCCAAGTGGTAACAATCCTTTTGAGACAAAACAATACTCTCAAGATGAATTAATTAATGAGTACAAAAAGATTTACTCGCAGACAGACCTGCCAGTTATCTTGTCACGGTACGCAGATAGTTTTCCTCAGAACCCAGATATTGCTCTAAGCCTTGCTAAGAGTGGGACATCTGGCGATGCAGTAGGTGCAGCAGCACGTCTTCAGACAATCCTTAACGAGTCCATGGGTGATAAAGCATGGGAGGGTAAAGAAGGTCAAGTCAATAACATTGACTACAACGAATACCTAAAGGGTTTAAACAAAGACGATGATACTGCCACAGAGCAGGATAAAGAAGATGCTGCATGGTTTGCTGCAATCAAGCGCACATCACGTACATTCTTGACACCTTTGTTTTCAGGCTACGAGGCTTCAACCAACGTCTTTCGTCAGATTGATGGTTACCTAAACAAAACTGAAGGCTCAGTTGCTGACCCATCAAACATTGTAGTTGGTGGAGAAGATGCAAGTGACTTCACACGTATTTACAAGAACACCACTCTGTATCAAAATACAGTTGAAGGTTTAGGTATTGGTACTGGATTTATTCCAAGCGGTGAAGCATACCAAGCCAAGGAAGCATTGTCCTCACGTGTAGCACGTATTCGTTCAGCAAAGACTGGACAAGAATACTTTTACACCCCTGGTCGTGCCGCAGTTTCTGCACTAACAACTCTTGACCCAGAAGACCACCAATACAAAATCATCTCTGGAATTATTGACGGAGTTCTTGCCTTTAAAATTGACCCAGGTGTCATTGGTGGTAAAGCAGCAGCATTCCGTAGTGCAGCAAAGGCAACTGAAAATCTACGTGGAGTAACAAGTGCCGCTGGTACTGCAAAAGCAACTGCAGATGTAGCAGAAGAGATTGCAACTTACCGTGCCAACCTTCCAAGCCGTGAGGCTCTTGAGGCTTTAGAGAATCAAAAGGTTGCAGCAGCAGAACTTGATGAAGTCTATGCAAAAATTGCAGAACAAAGAAACGTTCTTAATGATGCAATCACACAAGGAGCCGTTGCAGAACAGCCCAAGGCTGTGCAAGCCGCTATCGCACGTTCTGGTTTAACACAGTTAAACGAAACTAAAACATCGTTACTGCAAAAGATTGAAGACCAGAAGGTACTTGCTACTGGTGTAGTGCTTGACCCTGCAACTGGAACTCCAATGTCTAAGGCAGATTCGGTTAAGTACCTTAAGGAAGAACTTAAGTCTGTTGATGACCAAATCAACGCTGCACTTGATGGTATCTACATTACAAGATTTAAAAAAGTTCGTGATACTTTAGAACTTAAGAAGTCTGGACTGCAACAAGCAACAGATAACCTTGCACAAAAGTACAAAGAAGTTCAAGAGATTGGTACTCCAGAAGCAAAGCAACGCTTTATCATGGAAGAACGTGCTGGTCTACTTCAGGCTTCCGATGGCTACAAAGTAAATAAAGAAAAAGCCATTGAGTGGATTTTTGGAAAGAACGCAGACATTGTTCTTGAGCGTATTGCTGAGACTGAATCCGCTGCACAAATCATGCGTCTGTCAAAGAATAACTTTGATGCAGACCTTGCAAAAGAACTTGCTGCAGCAAAAACTGTAGATGAAGTTGAAGTATTACTACTTGGTCGCATTGGTGTAGATGTTAACACGTCAATGCCACGTACAGCCATTGGTCGCTACGTAGTAAACTCTAACCCTAACTTCATTATGAAGCCGAAGTCTTCAGTAGAAAACCTAACAAAGTTTGGTCAGGCTCTAAAGTTCCTTGGAACTAGAATGCCAACACAGGCAAGTATTAAACTTGATGACACCAATGCACTTGTTGAAGAAGTTCGCAGATGGATGATTGCCGCTCGTTACAATGTTGATGACATTGACAAAGTTATAGACGAAATTATTGACATAGATGAACTTGACTTTGTGAACCGTCAGAGTGTAATTACTAAGATGCTTGATGATACAGTTGAGGTTTACGCTGAGAAGCAAAAAATTAGCCCAAAGATTAAAGACAAGTTAACTGACTTTACAACAGCCTACAGAACCGCTTCAAGTGGTGCTAAGGAATACACATCCGCAGCAATCGGTGATAAAGTAGGAAACAAAATAATTGTTGATGGTCAAAAATTTGATTTAACTGATAAGCCAACTGCAATTACTCAACTTGCTACCGAAATTTCTTTACCGAATGTCTATGCAGTTCGTGAACTAACTGGAATCATGGCACGTGCAACACGTTCTATTGACAATGTTATTGCTAAAGACTCAAGAATGACAGAACGTGCTACATTTGCTGCTACTAGATTTACTCGTAGTGCAACTGATGGTTTCTTACGTAGCATTCTTCTTGTTGGTCGTATATCTTACGAGATACGTAACATCGCAGAAATGCAAACACGTATGTTTCTTGCAGGTGGTGTAGGACTTTTCACTAATCCTGTTAAGTTTACTGCACTTATCATGTCAAACCCAGAATCTGCTAAGGCAATCGTTCGCAAGGCTGCAGGGTATGACCCATACACAGTAGACATTAACGGTAAAGCGTTTATGGGTGCAGACAATTTTGTTGCAGATGATACCCAAGCAATGCACGACTCCTTTGCTAACACAATGTCATCACGTGGACATTCCCTTGAAGGACAAAACCTAAGTGGTGCATGGCGCAGTGGTGAGTATGACTCAATTAAACTAGAGATTTCAAAAAATGGTAGCCCTAGAAATGCTAAAGAGTACGCAGAAGCCGTAGCATCACGCTTACTACAGCACCGTGCTGACCCAATTAAGAGAGCAGTAGCCACAAATGACATGCGTGCACTGCCAAAGGGACTAGCCAGTGCAGTAAAAGAAGGTCGCATGACCTACGAAGAAGCATTGATTCAGGCTATTCGTGATGGTGTATTCAAGAGACAAATTGATATCCTTGGAAACGCAGAACCACAACTGCAAAAACTATTTTCTATGGACAATGGTATCCGAACTATGTTGTTTGGAAACACATCACGTTCATATGCTCGTGAAATAGCAGATGAAACGCTGGGCATGACAGAATTACGTGAGTTCATAACAACTGGCAAGATTGTTGAAAGAAAAGAAGTTCTTGTAGATGGTGTACCTACCATCAAGGAACGTGTTGTCTTTGAAATGGGTAATTCATACAGAGACAATCACCGTGGACTTAGTAACATAATTAAAGACCAGTTACTTGTTGACGATGTAGCAAAAACAAACGCATCTAACCTGTTTATGCCACATCAAAAGTCTATTGAATTGACAGATGTCAAGGGAAAGTACAATCAATTTGCTGATTGGTTCTTCCGTCAGGCAGCACGTGCTGAAGTTCGTACAGTTTATGGTCCAGAATACCGTATTGCATACTGGGAAGCCGTTGGTGAAATGGCTCCAATCATGTCAAGAGAAGCAGCGCAAAAGGTATTAAAGAATGCTGAAGACATTAAGCGCACTAGAGTTGCCACAGAGGGCGAAGATGGTGTTATTGTCTATCAACCTTGGACTGAAATAAACCCTGTTTTTGATGATATTGTTCAAGCATCTAAAGATGGTGTTGGTAGACTAACAGTTAAAGATGTTGATGCCTATGCACGAGATAAGGCTGCCAAGAGGATTGCATCCTTATTCTACGATGCAACTCAGAAGAACAACCTTACCTATGCAGCACAATTAGTTCTTCCATTCGTTAATGCTTGGGCTAACACCATCCGTAAATGGTCAGAACTAGGAACAAATCCTAGCCGTCTTGCCACCCGTGTTGCCCCTGCAACTAGGCTGTATCAGAACCTATTGAGCGAAGAAACTTCTGCAATATACGACTTTACTGGTACGCCACATGACCCAATGCAGGGATTTGTTTGGAATAACCAGTATGGAGACAAGGTATTTACCATACCTTTGAGTGGATACTTGCGTACATTGTTTGGTTTGCGTGGCAATCCAGAAACAGCAGACGTTGCTATACCACTTAAGTCCTTGAACCTTGCGTTCTCTGGTGCTGAACTTGCAGATAGTGACCTAGGTATTCTTCCAGGGTTTGGAACTGTATGGAACATTGCCTACGGTTCCCTTGATAATGAGATTCAGAACAAGACACCTGACGTACTTGCCAACATGATTGCACCATACGGTACTTCAGAAGGTAAGTACATTGGATTCCTACCAGCATGGATTCAAAAGATTGCTGCTGCTGTAGTTGAAGACGAGAAGGCTTATGGTAAAACCGCTAAGCCAATCATGGCTTGGGAAGCAACAACTAACCCTAAGTACAAGGTTCTATACGATGGAACACCTTTAACCCCTGAAGACCGTGCAGCATTACAGGCTGACCTGGCTGCCTATGGTCTAAGTCGTGCACGTTTTGCATACTTAATGCAGGGATTACTGCAGAACGTACTACCAGGTACGCCAATGTATGAATACTACGCACAGAACGAAAACAACGATACGTTCCTACAGTGGCAAATGGCTGATTCTTTTAACAAGATTGTCCAGCAACATGATGGAAACTTTGAAACAGCCTGGGCTGAGTACACCGCAGTATGGGGACGTAACGCAGTTCTAATTGGTTTCAGTGATAATAAGAACCAAGTCTTTGCAAATGATGAGGCTTGGAACTTTGGAAAGAATAACCCATCACTGTTTGGTGCCTATGGAGATGTGATTCCATACTTCTTTACTGGTGGAGATTTCTCCTCAGAGTACCGTAAGGCTATGGAACGCCGTGGCAAGGGTGACCGTCTAACTCCAGAAGAAGTATTAAAAGAAGCAGACCGTCTATCCATGTCAGCAATGCGTGGTCAGTTGGCTATTGAAGCCGTATACGGTGGCTTTGATGCTAACTGGATTGATGACCAGATGAAGGCTTACAAGTCTGACGTTTTGCAGGGATACGAACCAGAAGTAACAATTAATATTGGTGCTCGTGACCAGAAGATTATGCGTATTGAGTCTGCCCTAAAGAAGCCAGAGTTTGCTAACACTGATGCTGGTCAGGCTGCATTACTTTACTTTGCAGAGCGTGATAAGTGGCTTGAGCAGTCTAGGTTGTACTACCCAGACCGTGATAAGCCATCACTATCTGGTCAAGACAATGCTGAGGCACGTTACCGTTTACGAGTAATGGCAGAGCAACTAAGCGCAAACAATGATGACTTTAAAAATATGTTTATTCGTGTTCTTGCACAAGAACTCAAGGAAGAGGATTAACGATGGCAACCCCACCAATGCCTAATGCCAGCGAGGATAAGTTTGTCGTTGGTCAAAAGACAGTTACACTTCCAGCCAGAAATAGACGTGTTCCAGTTGACAATGGTAGAGGTTCACAGAGTGTAACACTTCCAGCCAAGACATCTATTGAAACTTTCCGTGCTCCAAAGATTTACACCAATCCAGCAACAATGGCTAAGAATGAACTTGGAAAAATTCCTGAAGGTGCTGCTCTAGCAAAAATTCAAACCATGCTATATAACGCTGGTGGATTCTATGACTCAAATGATACACCAGGAACTGGAATTAGAATGCCAGGAGACTTTGCTGCACTTGCTAAAGCAATGGAAGCCGCAAATGCTCGTGGTGTAACATGGCAAGACCAGGTTGCTTTCCAGGTAAACATGCAAGCAAATGGTGCATTTGCTACAGGTGCAGGTACTACTGGTGCTGGAGGTTCTGGCAGCGGTGGAGGCGGTGGTGGTGGCACCACTAAGAGTTTAAACATCACTGGACCTAATAGTGCAAGAAGTGTCTTTGATACCATGTACTTAAAGTACACATCAAAGAAGGCTGGAGATGCAGAGTTCTCCCAGTTCTATGACTCTTTGGTTCAGGCTCAACAGAAAGCCCCAATCAAGTACGAAAAGAAAAAGATTGGTGGAACTTGGTACACAGTTCAAACATCTGACGGCATTAGTGCTGATGAGTTTGCTGAGACCTGGGTATTTAACAGAATTAACTTTGCAGATGAGAATGCAACTGGCGTTGTAGCACAGAATCTAACAGCCGTTGGTGAACTTGCAAACATGTATGATGTCAACCTATCTGTTGCACAGAAGGCAGAGTTTGCTAAGGCGTTAACAACTGGTACTGGAACTGACAACGATGTTCGTAAGTCACTTGCAGATAAGGCTAAGTTAAAGTACAAGATGCTTGCTGATGACATTACTGAAACAGTGACAGTTAAAGATTTACTTGCAGAGCAAATCAATGCTTATGCTGGAACTCTTGAACTTGGATTAAAGGATGTTAAAATTTCTGATATTGAACCTTACGCATTTAAAGATGGTAAGTTACTGAACAGGTCAGAAACAATTCAAAATATAAAGAATAACAATATGGCTTACCGAAGCACAGGACAAGCAAAACAGAATGCTTCAGCCTTTGCACTTGGCTTGGCTCGTTCCTTAGGTTATGGTGCTTAATGGCTACCGATAGTGAAATCTTTGCTAAACAATTTGCAGCAATAACTGGTCTTGATATTACTGCTGAAGAAAACAAGTGGGCTTACCAACTTTATGATGTTGCCCTTCCTTTCATTAATTCAGACCAGATTCAACCAGGAGACACTGCTCTTTACGACATCATCCTTGCGGATGATACGGCACCACAGTCCTACAAGGACCGTTTCTCTGCTGTAACAGAGTTAAAGAAAAGAGCCCCAGAGATGGGCATGACTGTTGCTGATTACTTAAAGCAAGAGAACCAGTACAAGCAGTTGTTAAAGTCTGCTGGTATGGATAACCTTGCTAATGCTAATGAGATTAAAAAGTTTTTCTTGAATGAGGTTTCCTATGACGAGGCTGCTGGTAGAATTAATGCTGCGTTTGGTGCCATTGATTCTGCTGATGAGCCTACTCGCCAGGCTTTGGCTGAACGTTTCCCAACCTTAAACAAGGCTGACCTTGCACAAGGTTTGCTACTTGGCAAAGAGGGAACTTACGAGATTGAGAAGAAGGCTGCTGCTGCTCAGGTTGCAGGTGCTGGTCTATCTCAAGGATACCGTACAACTCTTAGTGACCAAGAACTTGTTTCTTCTGGATTTGGTACATCTGTAACTGGACGTGAGAATGCACGTCAAGCATTCGCTAAGGTTGCTGCTGAACAGACAGGTCTACAACAGGCTGCAAGAACCTTCGGTGGTCCTAGCAACATTGTTCAACAGGCAGAGAAGGAAGCAGTTCTCGGTCAGACTTCTACTGAAGCCAAGCGACTACGTTCACAGGCTCGTTCACAATTTGCTGGACAGACTGGAATTGTTACTGGTTCCTTGAGCCGCAAGAAACAAGTATAAAACTCTCGGTGGATTGACCGCCCCCACTGAGTAAAAGAGCGGTAGTACATACCAACCTACATACCCCTGTGTAGGAGTGAGACGTGTACGAACAACAACTAATGTAAGGGAGATAGTTGCGATGAGCAACAATAATCAAGACTGGCTAGACGATGATGAGTTTGACTTTGAAGAGGAAACTCAGCCACGTTCAAATGACGATGTACTTAGAAAGGTACGCCGTGCAGAACGTGCAAAGGACAAGCAACTCAAAGAACTGCAAGCCGAATTGGAAAGTCTACGTAGGTTCCAACGGGAAGCAACAATTAGCCAAGTCTTGGCGGAGAAAGGTGTCAACCCAAAGGTTGCCAAATTCATTCCAGCAGATATTGAAATGTCTTCGGACAGCATCAGTAACTGGCTGAGTGACAATGGTGAACTGTTTGGAGTTGCTGCACCTGTACAACAATCAGCAGTTGATATGAATGATATGGCTGCTTTGCGTCAAATAGATGCAGCAACATCTGGTGCTATTTCTCCAGATGACGTGAATGATGCTTTCAACATCATGAACAACGCCACGTCTGCGGAGGAGTTACTTAACTTCCTCTACAGCCAGGGCGCAGAATAAATCGCAAATAATCTAACCCATAAGGAAATCAAATGGCATTCTCAAGTGGCGGCTATGCCGCTCTATCTGGTGGAAATGCAACAACCAACGGTGGTCTTGGTGGCGGACAATACGCTTCAGACAACAACGTTGGTGCGTTCACACCATCAAACGGTGCTGGTCTAGTTCAGAAGGCGTATGACCGTCTTGTTGAATTTGAACTACGTGCTACCCCATTGCTACGTTCAGTAGCAGACAAGAAGCCAGCACGTCAGGCTATGCCTGGTTCGTCTGTTGCGCTTCAAATCTACAACGATATGGCTGTCGCTAAGACTGCTCTATCCGAAGTTGTAGACCCATCTGCAGTAACTCTTGCTACTCCAGACATCGTAACCGTAACTCTAAACGAATACGGCAATGCAACCATCGTTACCCGTAAACTACAGTTGATGTCTCTTGCTGACGTTGACCCTGCTGTTGCAAACATCATTGCATTCAACATGGCTGACAGCATTGACGAACTTGCACAGGATGCTCTTCTTGCAGGTACCAACGTACTTTACGCAACTGGTGGAACAACAACCGCAACAACAACTTCAGGCATCACTTCAGATGATACACTTACTGCTGCTGATATCCGTATTGCTGTTGCTAAGTTGCGTACCAACAAGGCTAACGGACGTAAGGGTTCACTTTACTGGTGTGGTATTCACCCAGAAGTTTCCCACGACCTTCGTGCCGAAACTGGTGCTGCTTCATGGCGTAACCCACACGAGTACCAGAGCAATGATGCAATCTGGGCTGGCGAAATTGGTCAGTTTGAAGGTGCATACTTCATTGAATCTCCTCGTCTACGCAAGGGCAACGATGGCGCAAGCAGCATTCCTGTTTACCGCACATTCATTGCAGGACAGCAAGCACTTGCTGAGGCTGTTGCCGAAGAACCACACGTGGTTATCGGTCCAGTCGTTGACAAGTTGATGCGTCAGCGTCCAATCGGTTGGTACGGTGTTCTAGGACACGCAGT